AGTTAACGTGGAATCGGTTACAGGCGAAAAGGCCTTTTTCGAACAGATCGGTAAGGCGTCCGCAGTGCAGAGGGTATCTCGGCACTCCGACACGCCACTTGTTGAGACTCCCCACAGCCGCCGGATGGTTACAATGACCTCCTACGAGTGGGCCGATTTGGTTGATGATGCTGACAAAATCCGCTTATTGATCGATCCCGCGAGTACCTACGCCCGCGCAGCAGCGGCGGCCATTTCACGCAGCATGGATACAGCTATTATCGATGCTATGACTGGCTCCGCGAATACGGGAGCGGCAGGCTCTACTAGCACTGCATTACCGGCCGGGCAGAAAATCGTCCACGGCAGCGCAGGGCTGACATTAGCTAAGCTCGTTTCAGCAAAAAAGATACTTGACCAGAACGATATCGACCCAAGTATCCCACGCTATATCGTGGTTAGCCCCGAGCAGACTGAAGACCTGCTCAACAATTCGACTGTCACTTCAGCCGATTACAACAGTATCAAAGCACTTGTACGCGGTGGATATTCGCCTAGCAGGCGTGAAAGCGTTTGCTGAAAACTGCTCAAATTCGGGGAAGGCTGTAAAATGCTAATCCCGAGCGAAGCCCTAATTTGGGAACGTGTAGAGACTTGACGGGCAGCACCCTTTGGGGTGATGAGAAAGTCCAGACCACAAACGGCTTATGCCGGCAGCGAAAGCTGTAGCTGGTAAGGAAATTGATACTTTCCTCGGCTTTAAGTTTATTACGTCAAACCGCCTCAACTCCGACGGGACTTCGCGTCAAGTCGTTGCCTGGGCGCAAGACGGGATGGCTCTCGCGATAGGAGCCGAGCCTAGCGCTCGGATCACGGAGCGGGATGACAAGTCGTATTCGACTCAAATCTACTATTCGGCGACCTTTGGGGCCACTAGGCTTCAAGAAGAGATGGTCGTCGAAATAGCGTGTAACGAATAGGAGGGATGTGACATGGCAAATGTAAATCAGACGCTCGTCACTAATTTCCTGGCATCACCGCCGACAATGAACACGACCCGCCAACTTCACGGGTCGATGCGCGTTGCCTGCGGCACGATAGCTCTAGCCGCTGGTGATTTAAGCGCAGGCGATACGATTATGCTTGCGCCGATCCCCACCAACGCAGCGGTTGTCTCGATCAAGATTTTTAATGATGATCTGGACAGCGGCTCAGCCGTGACAATGCATGTCGGCTTATATACTGCCGATGGTAATGTTACCGCAAAAGATGTTGATGCCTACGCATCGGCGACCACCGACCTGAGAGCTGCTGTTCTCACCGGGACCGAGGTGGCCTTCGAGGCTAGGAACATCAACCTGATGGGGCAGCGCGTCTGGGAAGATGCTGGCGACAGCACTGATTCAGGCGGTCACTATCTGATAGGCCTCGAGACCGATGCTGCTGGCGATACCGCCGGCGACCTCTCGTTCTTGATTACCTATGTGTGTGACTAGTGACTAAATTCGGGAGGGGGGGCTCGCGCCCTCCCTTTCGTTTTAGCGGCGGCGGGCAGTCTAAAAAATTCTCGCTGCTCGAGGCGTGTGTCAACGTCACGATCGGCATCGGGGTTGCTTGGGGCTTATCGTTCCTCGTGTTCCCGATTTTCGGGTACGAGCCCACTGTGATGAAGACTTTATGGATCAGCTTGATTTTTACAGCCGTCAGCTTGATCCGAAGCTATCTACTCCGGCGGCTGTTCAATTTAATCTGCATGCGATACGGGAAGTAAAATGGCCTCGGAAGTTGATATTTGCAATTCGGCGCTGAACCAGCTTGGCGCAAGTCAGATCATCTCGCGCACCGAAAACAGTAAGGCCGCGCGGGTGGCAAACCAGCGATATGACTTTATCCGCGACAAGGTGATCCGCAGCCATCCCTGGAACGCCTGCGTGCGTCGGGCAAGTCTGGGCCAGGAGACAGAGACACCCACCTATAAATACGCCTTCCAATACGCTCTACCGACAGACCCCTATTGCCTGCGGGTGATTAACATCAGCACAGGCGGCAACTACGAAGAGCTTGACATCGATTATCAGATTGAGGGGCGCAAACTTCTCACAGACGAGGGTACTGTCTTTCTACGATACATCGCGCGGATTACCGACCCTAATGAGTATGACGCGCTGCTGATAGAGGCTTTGACAGCCGCGCTAGCCGCTGACATATCCTATGCGATCACCAACAGCGTGACGCTGGCGCGCGAACTGCAAGGCCTCTATGCCCAAAAACTTTCGGAGGCGCGCTTCGCCGATGCCCAGGAGAATTTCCCTGACGTGATCGAAGCCGACGCCTTTACCAACGCGCGGCTCTAGCATGACGCGAGCCTCGCCAGCGTTTGCCAACTGGACAGCGGGAGAGCTGTCTGCCCGTCTTGAGGGCCGGACTGATCTCGACAAATACTTCCAGGGTGCGCGCTCAATCGAGAATTTTATCGTTCATCCGCACGGCGGCGTCAGCCGCAGGCCCGGCACGACATACATCGCGCCCGTCAAGGACAGCGCCGCCAAGACCCGGCTGCTCAGCTTCGAGTTTAATGTCGAGCAAACCTATATAATTGAGTTTGGAAATTTATACCTCCGCTTCTACAAAGATGGTGGCGTCATCCTCGAGGCCGCGAAGACCATCAGCGCCGCGACGAAGGCCAACCCCTGTGTGGTGACCGCTAGCAGTCACGGCTTCCTTGATGGCGACGAAGTCGAAATTAGCGGCGTCGTCGGCATGACCGAGATCAATGGCCGGCGCTTTACTGTCGCAAATAAAACGACAAACACATTTGAGCTGTCAGGGATCAACTCAACGGATTTCACGACCTATGGCTCCGCAGGCACAGCCGGCCGTGTCTATACGGTCACGACCGCGTACACCACGGCGCAGATACCGGACCTTAAATTCGCGCAGTCTGCCGACATCCTCTACATTTGTCACAATTCTCACGAGCCGGTCAAGCTGACCCGCACCGGGCATACGGCCTGGACAATGACAGGCATCAACTTCGTTAATGGTCCTTATCTGGATCAAAACACAACGACGACGACGCTGACCGCAAACGGTCGATCGGGCTCGGTGACGATTACCGCTAGCTCGGCTGTATTTGTCAGCACCGACGTTGGCCGGCTTGTAAAAATGTACAACGGCTATGCGAAGATCACCGGATACAGCTCAGCGACATCAGTCACGGCGACGGTGCAGACGAAAGACGACGGCATCAGCGAGTGGCTGCCGACGTACACGTCGGCGACAATAGGCTTCACGGAGGGCGACCCAAGCACCACCGGGCTGCCTCATAACGATAGGATAACCGATGCCGCGCGGCTGTTCGAGGAAGAGGGGTTCGCGGACGGGATGGATATCACCGTTACGGGCTCGACTTCAAACAATAAGGACGTTCGGGCGGCCTCCGTTTCGGACGACACGGTGATACTCAAGCCTATCGACGACCTCGTCGCCGAGACCAGCGGTGCCTCAGTTACCCTGGTGGGAAAATTGACAGGGGTGTCAAAGTGGTCTCTGGGAGCGTTCTCTGCGACTACTGGGTATCCCGCCGCAGTGTCATTTTACGAGGAGCGCCTTGTCTTTGCCAACACCACAGAGCAGCCGCAGACGCTGTGGTTTAGCCGCAGTGGCGACTACGAAAACTTCACGACATCCGCGACAGTGCAGGACGACGACGCGCTGACGTACACGATCGCAAGCAATTCCGTAAACTCGATCAGATATCTTTCGGCTGCAAAAAACCTTCTCGTCGGAACCGTCGGCGGTGAATTTATCGTCCGCGCATCGGGAACGGACCAGCCGATCACGCCGACGAATGTCCAAATTAAACAGCAGACCCGCTTTGGCTCGGCGAACATCCAGCCGCAGGTCGTTGCCAACGTCACTCTGTTTTTGCAGCGAGCGAAGCGAAAAGTCAGAGAGATGCGTTTCGATTACGACAGCGACAGCTATACGGCACACGACATGACAATCCTCGCTGATCACGTTACGGCGTCCGGCGTGACTGAAATGTCCTATCAGCAGGAGCCAGACAGCATCCTTTGGGCGGCCCTGGCCGACGGCACTCTAGCCGGCCTGACATACCGCCGCGAGGAGGGGGTCGTCGCGTGGCACCGCCATAAGATCGGCGGCAGCAATACCACAGCCTTCAACTCGGCTAGCGACGTGACGGCCAGCGGTAGCGACGGCGACGGCAATGGCTACGTCACCACCACCGGCCATTCGTTTTCGACCGGCGATAAATTTGTCTATGACTCGAATAGCGGCACGGCGATGGTCGGGCTGACCGACGGCGAGACGTATTACATCCATAAACGTGACGCAAATAAGATTGAGATCGCCGGCACAGCGTCTGCGGCAGCCGCGCGGCGTGTCATCAAGATCGGGTTAGGCGTTGGGGTTCACCTAATCGTTCAGGAAGCATCTGTCGAAAGTCTGGCCACCCTGCCAACCGACGCCG